TCATTCCACCAACCGCCTCTATATTCCCAAACATTTAAACCAACTCTTGCACTTATAGCATCTATTTCCGCTCTTGAAAATACTTTTTTTAATTCCATAAGCTTTTTACAAAATGCTCTTGAAGGATGTTCGTTTGTATCTCTTTCACCACTTGGTATTTCACTACGCCAGTCATATTCGTATCTAACCTCTGCAACCGTTGAATCTTCAGCTATTGTTTTTCCTTCAGCAGTTACATTTATTTTTCTAATCTTAACGCCTTCTTGGTTTTTCTCTGTGTCCTTAATTATTTCCTCCTCAATCAAAGAATCTATTTCTGCGGTAATATCTGCAACATCTACTTTCAATGCTTCTGCCAATGCTTCATCAGTTATCAATGGGTCTTTAGATAATAACTTTAAAATATTTTCTCTAAGATTAGAAGCAAACCTTTGAATTTCGCTTGGTGTTAAATCACGTTTTTCAATAACTTCAAAATCATTTATATTTTTGCCATGAGTTCCAAATTCTGCTAATAATAAATCATCTAAGTTTTGTTTGCTAAATTGTGATTGCTTTTCGTTTGTATCTTCTGCCAATGCTGGTAATCCGATTAACTCTCTAATTTCATTTTGCGTCATAAATTGAAACGCATCTTTAAAATCAAATGGTTGAACTGGTCTTACTTCTTTAAACTTTATCCTATCTTCAAAACCGTAAAATTCATATAATTTATTTATCCAATTTTCTAAAATTCTTTGGTTTGGTTTTACCCAAGTATTTTTAAACAAGTCATGCGCTAAGTCAATTTCCGTTCTTCCTCCAAGTTGACCTTCTGTTTTGATACCAGCAAGAATAGGACTCATATGATGCCCAGCAGTTAATTGTTGGTCAACCCATTTAGTTAATGTATCAAATTTTTTATCTAAATCATCAGCAGTTAGTCTTGTTATTTGTGGTGCGCCATCTTTATCTCTTGTGAATTGTAAGAGCAATGAACCAGCAGCATCTGTGCCTTGAAATTTCATTTTTAATTGCCTTTCAATTTCATCCTGCTCTGTCGGTGTTGGCTTACCTACAAATGTGATAATAGTTCCAATATGAAAACCGCTTTTAATAGCGTTCAAATGATAATTAGCTATCTCATATTCAACCTCTGCAACAGGTACTAAACCTAAATACTCAGGTTTCGGATAATATTCTGAGCCTATACCATAGGCTTTTAAAGAATAAATTTGTTTGCCAGTTGGATTTTCTAAATCGTAATCGGGTATAAATTCTAAGTTGGTTTTTTCTTTTGTCTGATTTGCTTTAGATTGCGACCAATCATTTGAATACCAATATCCATCATTGTTTACTGACCTACGAAGATTGTTAAATGGCATGTGGTTAAGTTCAAACTTTTTGCCATTTCTTGACCAAATAACTTCAGCATAACATCCGCCAAATAATACGTAATCTAAAACGCATTTATTCAATATCTCTGATATACTTTCTCCTTGTTGATTAGTTTCCTTTAATTCATTTAATAACGCCGATACATCTCCGATTGTCTTTGCTGTCTTGTCAACAGTTATTCCGTTACCACATATATAATAATGCTTTGCTTTTAAAAACGCTGAGTGCATATTACTGCGCTCATATAAACTTTGTATATACTTTGGATAATTATTTTTGTAAGGTACTTCAACACCAAATTCAATCCAATCTTGGTTATTTACTATTTTAAAAACAGGCGGTTTGTGATTGCCAAGTTTTATATTTACGTATTTATAATTTATTTCGCTCATGATGGATTGTAGGTATAACTATTATCTGAAATTTGGTGAGTGTATGAAGTTGATGAACTGCCCGGTAATACTTTAATTATTCCGTTTTCAAGTTCTGAGGTTGCATTTGCCACGTTTAAATTACTTGCGCTTGTTTGCTCAAATATTCTGTAATGCCATTCTCCAACGGTTTGAAGATTAACCGTACCACTGGTTAGGATTTCACTACCAGCATTAACCTCAGTAACTAAGAATTGATTGTATCTATCGGAATAAGTTGAACTATCGGAAGCAATAAATGTTTTTGTTGTAGTCCCATCACCTCTAAATTTTAATTCAAATAAAAAGTAAGGGTTGGTTAATGTTTGTTTTTCCTTTAAAGTAAAAATTATTGTGCTATTTGTACCTCGTGTAATTAACTGCATACATTATTAAAGTGTTATAAGGTCTGATTTTGTTACAAAAAAAAAGCAGCCTTACGGGGCTGCCTTCTTCCAAACAACACAACACAACTTTATGCGCCAGTTGATAATCCAGTAACAACTGATGAATCAACGTAATACGCCTCAAATGGTTCTTTGGCTGTGAAAGTAAATGTACTTCCTGAGAAATCTGCCAACATTTTTCCGGTAGTGCTATCTATCTGAGATGCGTATGCTCCACGAGTAGCACCCATCATTTGATACCTATCATTACCGTCTTTTATCAAAATCATAAATTTGTTCTGCCTTACTGTGTTGATCCAATTACGAAGCTTTGCTGTATGGACATTCACAGTGAATGTACAGGTCTGCGTAGTTGAGTAAGGAGTGGTTTGCGTACCTACAGTTGATTGAGTAAAAGAAATATTTTCAGAGTGAGAATCTATTTTCCAAAACTTTGTATTAGCAGCTTGTGTTAAAGCTGTAATTGAACCACTTGTTACTGTGGTTGAAGTAACGGAGTTGAACTCGGTTACCCAAATAGCTTGTACGCCTGAGATTCCATCGTTACAAGCTAATGCTATACCTTCATAAAAATTACAAGCCATATTTTTTTATTTATTAAGGGTGAGATTTTACTCCCACCCTATTGATTAATTATTAGATATTAGTGTACTGAACGATGTGGTCTCCAAATTTAATTGTAACCCCTAGTCTAAATCTAGTGAAAAACTTCATAACTTGGTCGTCTTGAGAGAACCACATATCCATCTGTGTCATGTCAGTACCTAAGTCAGTACCTACAACAAGGTTACTTGCATAAGTTGCAATGATACGATTCTTAACAGCAGTTGGAACACTACCAGTTTCTACTGTTGCTTCTGACAAGCCTGGAACAGCAACAACTTTCATATTAGTACCCGGATAAACTAACTCCCAACGATTAGCAGCAGCATCAGTAGTATAGTTACCGTAGAAACCATAAGTTGCAGTAATCTTATTCAACAAAGTTCTGAATGTATCAATACCACAGAATGCAATAACTGGCTCATTGTATAATGCAGCAGCTGGTACTTTTGTGTAAATATCTTCAAATATACCAAGTACTGTTGATGCAGAAATTGATGCTTGTTGAGTAGCTGCAACAGCAGTACCAGCAGTATCAATTGTTGCTAAGAAACCATTAAATGATTTTAATACTGTTGAATTGGTGTAAGTAGTTTTTCCAGCCCAAAGTGCATTCTCAACTGACTGAGCAATATTAGCAACCTTACGATTAACGATTTCAGCAGCAATAGTAGTTGAATCATAATTTGCTCCCTGTGGAAGATATTTCTGAGTGTAATAAGCTTCTAAATCACGCAAACAAATTTGTTCAGCAACAGCGATTGGATTGGTGCTTAAAGAAATTTGAGTGATTGAAGTAGTACCACTTGAATTAAAACCACAAGAAGATGCAGCTTGAAAAGGAGTGGTTGATTCAAGAACTGGTATTTTTTCAGAAGATTTGATGCCATAACGAACATCAACCATGCCCATTGTTTTGCCACCTAAAATGGCTTTCGTGATGAGGTCAGCTTTGTTTTCCTCAACGTAATTGGTTAGTGATAATGATAGTGCCATAATTTTTGTTTTTTGTTTTTAATAATTTAAATATTGTTTTCTAAATTCGTCAATTGATACATTTGAAACTTTTGTTTCAGGTTTTTTGTGAGTTGGTGCAGCGGCTGGTTTGTTTAAAATAGCTTCAATACCTTCAATCAACTTCTTTGTTGATTCTCTTAACTCAGAATTTTCCTTACTTAAAGATTCAATTTGAGATTGCATTTTTACGGTTATCTCTTTTACCGCTTTGTTTTCTTCCTCCATTTTATCGGAGTCAACTTTAGCACCCATCTTTTCCTCAATGGTTTTCAATCGTGCGTCAAGTTCATTGATTTTTTCTTTTGCCATTTCGATTTCGTTAGGTTCTGCAACAGGAGTTTCAGCAACTGGTACTTCCTCTACTGGTGCTTCTTCAGCTGGTTTTTCTAATGGTGCATCTGATTCTGCAACCATACCTCCGGCTGTTTTAATTTTGTAGGATAGTTCCCCGATTTTAACTACATATTCACCGTCTGCAATTGGTGATTTAGTTCCATCGGTAGCAACTGCAACTATTGATGTACCAACAGTTGGCATCTCAGCCTCTATTTCCACAACTGTCCCATCTTCAAGAGTTCCAGTTAATGAAAATTTTTGTGCTGCTTCAGGCTCTGCATTGAAGAAAAACTTTTTAGCATCTTCAAACAAAGCTTTTAATTCGTTTAATGTATTTTCTGGTAGCATTAATTATAAAGTGTTATTAACTATTTGTTTGTTACAAATTTTGATAATTCAACTCGCATCTTTGCAATCCTATCGTGCAGATTTTCAAGGCGTTGCGCTTGTTCTTCTTTTATTTTTGCGTGTTTAAAAATTCCCTCAACTGAGAAACCCATTACCTCACCAGCTTTTATTTTGTTTTCCCAAACATCAATGTTATCAACTGCAAATGATACCCACCAACTCCCATCTGAAAGTTCACCGAATTGTTTAGGTGCGGATGTACCACGTTCTGAATCTACAAAGATTGATTCTATTATATATACTCCTTCTTGGTAGGCATTGTCTTGGTGCATTAAATTGACTTTATTGATAAGATTATTCTTAAAGAATTTTTTACCAATCTTAAAAATATCTTCTTTGCTGAACTGAACATAGAATTCAAATCCTTTTTCATTTCTGTAAATAGGCATATCGGCAGCCATAGCCACACCGCTAACTATTTTCTTTTCTTTGTCAGTTACTTGAAACTTCATTTGCTTATGGTCAGCGAATGCCATCCACATCATGTCAGTTGCAGGATGATCAACAAAAGATATTGCATTTAATCCAGTTGGGATTTTTTCGCCATCTATCTCAGCAAATTCTTCATCTATGAATGCTCTAAATACTGGCAGTTTTCTTTTTGGGTTTAGTTTTTCCATAATTTATTCTATTGATGCTTTTTGTTCTATTGATTTGACTTTGTTTTGTGTATTTGAAATATCAGTTTCAGCAACAAATACTTTTACTTGCGGTTGTTCGTTGCTATTATTAAAACCTATTGAAGCTAAATTAGTCGAAGTGTTACTAACTGGTGCGCCTAAACTTGGATTAAATGCACCCATTGATGCACCCGGTCCTGAAGCAGCAGCAGAACTTGGACCAGACTTATCTTCAAATTGTGTTGATGAAATCTTAGCAATGTTAGCAATACCAGCAGCAACAGCAATGGCAGCGAATATAGCACCAACAATAGGATTACCAGCCGAAGCAAATGCAGCGGTAGCTGCTTTATAAGTGTCAATAGTTGCGGTTGCAATGTTAACACCTTTTTGGAAATCAAATGCTTTCTTTTGTTCCGCTTTACTTTTACCAGCAAAAGCATTAACCAAATCGGCAGTTGCTTGAAGTCCGCCTTTAGCGGCATCTAATCCTTGTGATATTAATTGTCTTTTTCTTGCTGCTTCTGCTTCATCTATCTTTTTTATTTCTTCATCATAAGCTATTCTTGCTGCAACTTTTTGTTCATTACTTTTATTTATATCATTTAAAATTATTTCTTCTCTTAATAATGCAAGTTCTCTTTCTTCCTCAAATGTTGTTTCATCGTTTAATCTTTTTTCAGCTAATTCATTTTGTTTCTGCTCAATTTCTGTTTCTTTCTTTTTTAGATTAATATTATTTTGTTCTTGAATTTGCTTTTCAGTTAATTCAGACATTTTAATATTATGTTCTAATTCAATCTTTTCAATTTCTAAAGTCGATAAATATTTATTAGATTTTAACGTTTCATATTTTTTATTTTCTAAATCAATTTCATCTTGTGTATTAACTTCCCTTTGTAGTTTTAATTTACTAAATTCATCATTTAAAGATTCAATTTTTGCATCAATTGTTTTTTGCTCACTTTCTTTTCTTTTTTCTTCAGCATCCTTATCAAATTTATCTTGAAGCGATATATTATCATTAAAATATTTTGTGTCTAATTGTAATAGTAAATCCTGTAATTCTTTTTTGCCTTTAAATTTTATCTCATATTCTTTTCGCTGAGTTTCATAATCTAATTGTAATTTTTCAAATGCTCGTTTCTGCTCATCTTTAATATTTTCAACTCTTAAATTCGCAAGTGTTTTAATTAATTCAGCTTGTAATTGTGCTTGTTTTTCAGCATCCTGGTTTGCTTTTTCAGCGTTTTGCCTACCTCTATCTGCCGCTGCTTTATCTTTTGCTTTTGCATCATCTTCCGCTTTTTTATTTAACTCAGCTTCTTTAATTCTCGATTGAGCATTTATTGCAGAAATATCATTTTTGTTTTTATCTAATAATTGTATCTGTTGATTATATTTATCTATTAGTTCATTCTTTTCATCACCTGAAGCTTTTTTCTGTTGCGCTAAATTATCTGCTAAATTTTTTCTTACATTATTATTTTGGTCTTGAAGTTGCTTAATTCTTAAAGCATTATTTTCGCTTTCAATTTTAAATAGTTCTTGTTCCGAAGCACCTCTTGCTTTTGCTAAATCATATCTAAATTTCGCATTTGCATTAATGACTGTGTTTTCCTTTTCCATCTGAGCCATTTGTTTTTCACGCTCAGCGATGTTTTTCTTTAACGCTTCTGTTTCATCATCTTCACTATTCATTAAATAAATGATACCAGCAGCCAATGCAGCAATAGCAACAACCAAAGCGGTTATTGGGTTCGCCAACATTGTTGCATACATTTTTTGTAATGTGCTAATTACATTTTTTCCAAAATCTAAAACAGTTGTTTTTAAATTCTTAAATGTTCTACCTAAATCCTCAAGCTGTTTTATACCTTGTGCCATTGCCATTGCACCTTGAACTTGCGCTAATGTTTTCTGCAAATCTTTGGAATCATTACCAAACAATGCCATAGCACCCGATGCAACTTGAAAGCCTGAGGCAATCTTAGAACCAACATCGGCAATAGCAGTAAACGCACCTTCAGCCGCTAATGCTGTTGTTTCACGAAGCTCATTAACTGTGTCTTTTGCTTGACCAATTTTTGAAGCTAACTTTGTGTATTGCTCAGAACCAACTTCTAATCTTGCAAGTTCGTTGTTACCTTCCTTTATAAAATCTTTTAATTCTTTTAAAGATTTTCCAGCTTGGTCTGTGTTTATTAATATATCTATTGCAACTTCTTGTGCCATGTTTAATCTAATGTTTTATATTTCATAACTGAACCCTTCCATGTTCTTGATGTTCTACCACTTGCTAATGATGCGTTACCAAACCTATATCTAAATGTAGCGTTTGCCGAAGCAGTACTGTGCCTTTGCCCTTCATTGTACCTGCTGAAACTTGAAAATCAAAAGTGTAATCACCAGTTGTGTTGTTACCTGATATGGCAACTTCCATTTCTACCATGTACTGACCTGCTGCCAATACTGAAAAACTAAATTCATTGTCATTTGTTACACCTGCATTCGTTACATCTTGATTGATTGATTTAACGATATAGGTATATCCATCGGGTGCAGAACCTGTAACAACTAAATCACCACTTCCTAAAACTGATGAACCATTTATTGTTTTAATGTTTGTTGCGCTTACTAACGTAGCTTGTTTTCCATCAAGTGATGTTTGTAAATTAGTCACATCTGATATTGCATGAGTGTGAACACCATCAGCTTTACCATTCCATGTTGACTTTTCGCTATCAGTAACAAGTCTATGAGTGTTTAGTTGAGATACATTTCTCGCATCTATATTGTCAACAGTCCATGTGCCATTAGCGTTAACTGTTATATCTCCTTTATCTCCAGCGGTAAGACCGCCTCCTGTATTTCTTGAATATGCCATGTTTTTATCTTATATACCAAACGCCATCATAATAAGTGTACTTAAAACTTTCACCATCGCTTAGTTTATGTTCTATTGCATTTGTACCATCTCCCGGACTCCATACAGGAGTAACAGCATCTGATTGAATTGTAACTGCCAAAATATAAGCGGAGTTATTTGCGTTCTTAATTTCCAAAGTATATCCATTGGTTATTTGAACTGGGAAAGGTAAGTAACACGATGTGTTAACTGTTGTTTCAAAAATTGCAAATGTATTTCTTTCTGTTCCGTTAAATGTATAAGTTCCGCTGCTCCATATAATTTCATTACCTAAACCATATCTTTGGTTATTAATTATAAGTGCATTGTTATAAGTTTCATCAATAGTTAAATCATTACTGTTTATTAGAGTAACATTTTTTGTGTTAGCTAACACAGTTGTACCTGAGGAATTAAGTAACGTAATATTTTGTGATGCAGATGTGATTTTATTTCCGCTTCCAACAATTACAGAATCTTTAACTCCTGAGTTTATAATGTTATCACTACCGCTTACTAAAACATTTGAATCTAAAATATTTCCATCTCTTGGAATCGAATCATTAAATGAAGGACTAACATCTGAGCCTATTGAATCACCTTTACCTCCATTAATATTTTTTTGAGTTGGTTGAAATGGTATTCCAGCTTTTAATCTTATAAATTCACAAGTAGTTGTTTTTCCAGTTTCCTTTGGATTGTAATCATATATTTTATTTAGAATCCAATATGAGCCATGAAAATAAAATAAATCTCTGAAATTTAATATTGCAATGTCAACAGGATTAAGATGAAATTGCCCTTTGAAAATCTTTGAATCCTTACTACTTATTTCCTCAATAAATTGCTTATAATATTTATTAAATAAATTGTTATTGGTGTAAGTATTTGCGGTATAATAAACCTCTATTGGAACTCCAAAGTTTACATCAAAATTTGGATTAGTTATGTTATCAATGTGTCCAGCATAACCATAAGATGTTTCATTTGTAGTTCCGCTTGTCCTTATAAAGTTATAACCTGAAGTCGTTTTAACACCTCCATAATACCAAAGCCTTAAATTACTAGCTTTGTTTGCATTGTTTGATAATGGCTGTGGTGCGCCATTACTATTCATTTGTAATATGCGAGGTAAAATTTTATCATCGCCTATTCTGTTAACTAATGGAGTAGGTGCAAATATTACCTCTGTTTTATTTTCTTTACTTACCCAGTCATTATCTACAACGTATTTTCTTTGTCCGTATGTTTCTGTGTATTTCTTTTTATAGTAATCATTCCAATAATCTGTATCATCTTTGAATTTATACAAATAGGTTTTTGCGTCTAAATCACCCATTGGAATAATCTCATAATTCTGCGAGTAATCCAATTTGTTATCCCAATCTTTTATTGTACCAGAAGATGCGTAGAAATTATTTCTTGGTTCAAAGTGTAATAAGTAAGGATCGTATTTAAAGCCATGTTGTTTTTAAATATTGAGTTAGTTAAAATATTTAATCTAATTGCCGATGTCATTTCACCACTTGCAATTGTATCACCGTAAATATTTACCCAATTACCACCAGAATAATTTGTACCCTGAACTCTTGTAAAATTTACTTTAACAATATCATTTGTCGAAGCAATAATATTTTGTGAGAAAGTAAAATTAAAAGTTGAGGATGTTGTACCTGAAGATGCTGGACTATTAAAAAAGAATTGATACCCACCGGATAATCCTAAACTATAATCAGATAAATTAGTACCACTTGCAAAAATAGGTATTGTAATTAAAACGTTAGAGTTTACATTAATAGAAAAATATCCAATATAAGTTGGTAATACTTGAATGGTTGCTGTTGCATTATTTGGTAAATGTGTAAATGATAAATTTATAGTTGAAGTAAAATCATAAACCCCATTTGTTGGAACTAAATACTCATAAAAAGTTGTATTATAATTATTACCAACGTCAGCATTTGGCGGAGTTGAATCGTCTTGAAATGAAACAGTTGTTGGATTTGTATTTCTAAATGAGCCTGTACCAATAAAAGTATTAAATGATAAATCTAAACTTTGCGTTGAGGTTTTAGCAGCTTGAAAAATTTTATTAGTTACTTGTTGAGTTGATAATTTTAAATCACCACTTCCATAACTAACAACTAAACTTTTGAAATCATTGTCGTTAAAAATTGACCCATCGTATTTATAACCAGCTTGTGTTACAATTTCATTAATGATTGTCTTGTAATATACCGCTGGAAAAAAGTGTTCTGTTTTCCAATTTTGATTATCGTTAAGCGCATAATCTACCATTGGGTAAACATACCCATCGCCTTTATCGAATGGTACGGTAACACCATTTTTATAAATGTAATTATCCCATGATGCTTTTTGAACATCGTATGTATATGGGTGATTGTACTTTGACAGATTTAAATCCGCCATTGTTTTTTCACCAAGTTCAAGAAACAAATCTTTAAGCTTACCAAAACAAGTTACATCATATTCAATCTTATAATCATTTAAAACTTTGATTTTATCCAACTTCATAAAGCCTTTAAATATCTCAGCACCATCGTAAATAATTACAACGTCAGCCTTTTTATTAGGATTAAATGTTGGAGTAAAATTAGTAGTACCGGAAGATGTTACAGAAATATTAGTGTCCCAAATCCAACCAAATATTTTATTGTTTATTCGTGTACCAGGTAAAGTAATTGTTTTACTAAAGTTTGTATTTTTCTTTGATGGGTCTTTGATGTCAGCAATCTGATAACTCAATGGCATACTTACATCATCTATTAAATCTAAGTAAGTACCGTTTAATATTATTTCTGTTTTTATCATAGCGATTGACTGAAACGAGTATATGCAAATTCTAAATTAACAGTCAAATTAAATAACTGGTCATACTCTAAAGTTTTATAATCATATTGCGAATCTGTAACAGTTACCGCTGTTAATTGTCCAGTTGTATTATTTATTATGTAAACGTCAGGTGAGGCAATTAGTTCTTCTAACCATGTGCTTTCATCTTCTGTTAACCAACCGCTTGTAAGTTGAAGCTTATCATTTGCAATTGTTGAATATTGAGTTTTGCCTCTTGACTTTGAATTATAAAGTATGGCAGTTCCGGTATTATTCCATTCCCACATCTTACGTTCATAATCAGTCTTTTTATATGTAGATGTTTTTTTGCTATTCCAATTAAAATTAAAAAAGTCATAACCGCCTAACTTATTTAAAAAACATAATCTGTAAGGTGATTCCCATGTACATTCAC